ATATTGCACCACTAGTAAATTTCCTCCAGTCAATAGCGTTCTTAATTTGAAAACCACGATTTGATATTTGTTTGATTGTTCTATCTAAAAAATCTACAACTGTTTGTATATAATCTACTTTTTGTTTATACTTGGCTAGTTCAGGATCTGAATCCAGATACTTGTCAACATCTGTTTTTAATAACTTTAAATTGAAAGGTTTAAGAGCATATACTTCTGCTGGCGCTTTACCAGTATAGTATTCCCACTTTTGTTTTCTTTGTGTATAATATTCTATTTGAGCTTTACTTAAAAGTAATTTAAACTTTGTTAAGTGTTTTAAAAACTCATTGTGTAATTGAGGTGTTTTTAATGATTCTAAATCTAACTCTGTATCGTTAATTTTTAGTTTCTTTTCAGCCAAATCTTGTAATTGTTCTAAATCCATAATATCTCCATAATATATAGTATATCACAAAAACCTTATTTTGTAAAGTTTATGATGTGGTAACTGTTGTAGTTGATGACCCTACATTCGCAAAATCATATATTGTATAACTAAATGATACAGTCGCAGTTAGATAATCTACATCTGCGGCCTGTTGATTATATTGTAAACCAGTAAGGCCAGTAGGATATAAGTCTCTAAATCTAACCTCTACTTGTGCATTGTTCTTACTTGACAATACTGTTAGTGTTGCGTCAGATAGTGTTGGTCCTGTATCTGCCGCAGCGAATTTTGTTTTACCAGCTTCGCTGGATATGTTTGACGCATTTCTAGTTGGAAATCTATCATTACCTGAAGTTAGTAAATTTCTAAATTCAGCGTGGTCTCTAGGAAACCCTAATCCTACTAACCAACCATGTATCTCTTGGAAGTTCTCTAAATTTTCATCAACCAAGAAAGTCATTTGTAATGGCTCGTAAGTTAACTTGTCGCCAGGTATGGGTATGTTTTTTAGTGGTGTTGCTTGTGTTGCATCACCTAAGTTGATACCAGGTATATTTACAGATGTACAAAAATATTCTACTTTAGGTAATTTTATAATACTAAATTTAAACTGTGTAGGACTAGCGTAATCTAATTTAGTTGGTTGACGTGAAAAAGAATTTGTAGTTGTCATATTACTATTTATTATCTTTATCTACTTCTTCCCAATCCTTTTCGGTGGCAAGTTTTTCTAGTTCTTTTTCTTTTTCTGTAAGTATCTTTTGATGTTCTTGTACTTTTTTTAATTCTTCTTCTATAAATTCTAACCTATTTTTCTTCTCAGGTACTAACAATAATGCCACTGTTAGTAAACCTGCAGTGATTGAGAAAATCCAAAGATATTGTTTAAGTACGTCTTTCATATTAGTATTTAGTAGAAACAAAAAAGGCGACCATAAAGATCGCCTTTTTTAATTTGGTTAACTCCAAATATTACATAATGTTCGCAACTTGAACACGTCTGTAGTATCTGTTTGAGTTCGCAGAACCAGCATTTTCAACTGCAGTAACTGCACCTGAAGCTGCACCAGTTTCAGCAAACGGATTAGCAATTAAGCCATATCTAGTTTTGAAACCGATTTTTGGTTGGAACGTATCTTGTCCAACTGCTCTAACCATTTGTAGAGGTACATACGGACAATAGAACATACCAGCGTCATAAGGTGAAGTACCTTTATAACCAACTACAAAGTAGTGTTTAGCTGTGTTGTTCGCACTGTACGGATCAATGTACACTTTGAATCTACCGTTTAATACACCAGCAAAAGTATTACCAGTATCGTCAACGTTTAGGTTATTGTTAAGAGCAGGAGCATAGTCAAGTACACCAGCCATTTGTAACGCAGAGGCAACATCTGAAGAACAGATAATCATGTTACCTTTTCCTCTTCTTGTTCTCTGTGCGATAACGTTAGCTTCTCTTTCTACTTGGAACATAAGTCCTTTGAATCTCTCAACTGACCATCTTCCGTTTGAGTCTGTATCTAAATCAAATACACCCTCAGTAGTAGTGTTTACTGTACCTGTGTTAGCAGATGCACCTTTTTCAGCGTTGATGTAAACTGATCTAACAACTTCTCTGTTGATTTCCGCAAGGATCTCAGCAGATAAAATGTTTGCTAATTCAGTCTCAGCATCTAAACCATGGATTGCTTTTAAGTCTTGAGCAAGTTCCATTGTGTACTCTGCTTTAAGAGCTCTTGATCTAGCAGTTACTGTAGTTTTCTCAATTGAGAAAGCCATTTCAGCAAATGCGTTGTTTGAAGAGTCTCCTAATGCTTCTGCAGTAGCAGTTGTCATTGCTTCGCCTTTTGTGTAAGAACCAGCTGGACTATCGTTTAAGATAGCTGGGTTAGTTCCAGCGTGACCACCTGCAGTTTGACCTGAAGTTGAATCACCAGCAGCGTTTCTTGCTGAGAAATCAGAATCTGCTTCATCAAATAACGCTTCGTTACCTGTTGCTGAAGTGTATCTGCTTCTCATAGCAAATATAAGACCAGTAGGACCAGTCATTGGTTGTACGCCTGCAATGTCGTATGCAATCAAATTAGGCATTGCTCTTCTAACTAAGCTGATCAAAATTGGATCCCAATTTGATGTTCCAGCTGTTGAGTTAGTAGGAGCCGCTTCGTTTAAGAATGCGTTGTCTTCTTTTTGTGCTCTTTCTTGGTTTTCCAAGATAGTAGCTGTAACGGCACGTCTGTAAGAGTCTCCGATTTTTGGTAAATCAGGGTGCTCTAGGACTGGCTGCCATTTCTTTTCGTAAGTTTCAGATAAATACATTGTATTTTTCTCCCTCTATATTATTATTTTGACAACTTAATGTCTTTTGTTTTACTTATAGCGGCGCTATAAGCAGCCATGCTGTTTGTCAACTCCGCAGGATCTTGCGCAGAGCCATCGCTTACCGCCACATCATCTATATCAGTAGATTTAGCTTCTTCTTTCTTACCAAAGTAAGACTCTTTAATTGTCTTAACTTTAGCTGTGAAGTCTTCCTCGTTTGAATACTCAACTTCTTCTGCAAGTTTATTAAACTTTTCTTTTTCAACGTCAGTTAAATCAGCAGATACAGCTTTCGCTATGTCTTCTCTTTTTAACTCACCATTTGTTTTGTTAAGTTCAACATTCTTTTCGATTTCTTCGTTAAGTTTTTTCTCAAGGTCTTCAATTTTAGAAGCTTGATCTTCAAGCACATTATATTTTTCATCTGGGACATCAATATAGTGGTCTTCAAATAACTTTTTAAGTCCACCAATAAAGTCCTCAGCAATTTCGCCTTTGATACCTCTCTCAATAGCGATCTTGTTTTCTTGCATCCATTCCTCAACAACGTAGTTTAGGTATGAGTCTACTTTTTCAACAAGCTCAGCTTTTTGAGTTTCAGTATCTTCTTTTAATTTAGTTTCGTACTCGCCTTGTAATCTTTGAGATTCTTCTTTGACTTTTGCTTTAATCGCAGTTTCAAAGATTGTCGCAGCTTTCTGTTTAAACTCTTCAGATAAGTCAGCATCTCCAACTAGCGCATCAACTTCTTCTTTGTAACCAGCTTTCATTGGTTCCTTTTTCTTGTCGTTGTCTTGCATCATTTCGGATTTTTCTTCTTTATCGTCAGGAGTTTTTTCTGTTTCTTTAGAGCCCTCTTTTAGTTTTGGCATTGCATCAGCAGCACCTTGACTTTTTTGTTGAGCGTCACCAGTAACAGGTTTTGTAGATTTTGAAGCATCTGGATTGCTGTCTGTTGGTTTAACAACAGCCGCACCTAAATCTTCCGCATCGTTTTTCAAATGCGTAGGTTCAGCCGCTACAGCGCCTTTCTTCGGTGCATCAGCTTGCGGGTTTACACTCGCTTCGCTAACTTCCTGTTCCATTGCCTCAATTTTCTTATCTGTTTCGGCCATTGAAATCTCCCTTATAAAAATAAACGTTTATTTTTTGTTTGTTATAGGATATTTATAAGATTATAGCTTTTCAAGGAAGTTTTTAAAGATATTTACTTTTTTTTCCTCTAAACTTCTTTTTTTCGCCTTATAAATTTCCATTTTCCACGCCTCAATATCTTTTTCTATTAAGACACCATTATCCCAAACCCATTCTTTACCTTCCATGATACCTTCTACGAAAGCGTCAGGGGCTGACGGATCAGCGACAATGTCAGCAGCAGTTGCTAAATAAAAGTCATCTTTTACATAGTTGAAACCACCACGTTGTATTAATGAACCCATACCTCTACTAGACACTCCTAATTGAGCACCTTCGTCAATAAGACCTTTTACAATCTTACCATAAGGTGTGTTCATTATTTTTGCTTCACCAATAAAATTTCTATCTTCTGGATAAAGTTTCGTAATCATATGCGATACTCTTTCTAGGTTAACAGTTGGTCCGTCAGGATGCCCTAACTCACCAAACGCTCTTTTTTTATTGATAAATTCTTGGTTATATCTTTTTACTTCTTTCATTAGTACCTCTTTTGGGTACACTCGTCCATTTCTATTTTTTATATCACTCTGTAAAAAAATACCTCTGATTTTGTAATCTTTTTTACCGTTGTCTTTTTCTTCAACGATATATTCGGCGTTGTTTATTTCTTCGGAAATTAGTTTCATAAATTCTCTCTCTTTAACTTATATATTTATACAATTTTTTATCTAAACTCAACAATAATTGTATAATTATCGCCACTAGCAAAATTTTTAGTTGATAGTAAAACATCGCCAGTAGGAGTTCCAGCGTTGTTTGGAATACTATTACCATCTGTTCTAAAGTCCATAAAACCATTACCAGATAACAATAAAGCAGTCGCATTTGTTTCACCATCCCATATCAACTCTACGCCTGATTTACTATCTGATGTATTGATAGAGTAATATACTCTCGCAATAGTTCTATTACCATCTTCACTCATAAAAGTAAGTTCAGATGCATCTACTTTCTTAACTAAAGTCTCGCCAGTACCATCGGAAAAATTTGTAAGTTTCGCTACAAATTTGACACCTGAAGTATCTGCTATTGTTTGTGTTGTTACTGTGTCAGCCATTAACTTGTATATCCTGATTCTTTTTGCGCTTCTATTACTACGTTATAACTCGTAACATTAGAATCGCTGGTTAACAATATATCACCTATTGCATCTTTAATTCTTTCTTCAGTAGGTTTAAGACCGTAGTTTCCACGACCCTCTATCTCTACTTTCTTTTCAATATCATTCTTAAAAAATATTGTACATTTACCTGTACCCAATATCTCATAATGAATATCTGCTATTGATACTTTAGGTTCTGATGTAGCCTTGTTAGAGTTTACAACGTCAACTAAAGTCTGTTCGTCTTCACTACCAACACCATTCGCCTTGACTATGATATTAAAATCATTATCAGTTAGTTTGGTAGCAGTAATTGTCATTACTAACCTTTTGGTGATCCAACTGCACTTGCTTTAGATGTACCACAAGTAATCTTTTCAGCTGGTTTCTTTTCTATGATAACAGTGTCACCGTTCTCTAAATAGAATTGTCCAATCCCTGTACTACCATTTGATTCTTCAAGTACACCAGTCACATCAGCAGTCGCTGTAATTCTAACAAAATGCGCTCTACCAAAATCGTTATCAGAGGGATTTGTGACAACATCACCTTTAACTATAAATGTCTGTGCCATTTTATTTTTCTCCTAATTTTTCAATTACTTCTTTATCAAAGTAATCTTCTATTTGTTTAACTTCTAAATTATGTAGAGGAGCAACTTCTTTCATTGCGCTTTCAAATCTTTCTATTATTGTGCCTTTCGCATTCTCATAAAACGAAAAGACATCTTTTACAGCGTCTTTCATATTAGGCGAAAGACTATTGTATGTTTTAGAATCTATAAAAAGATTCTGCTTAACTATTTGGCTCACCTGCATTTATATCTACTCCTACCATTGTGTCTGCTGTTCCATCCTGTGATAAATCTAACTCTGCTTTACCGTCTTTTTCTACAGTATCAATTACATTACCTTCTTTATCAAAACTACCTGGATCAGCTATTTCTGGTTTAGGGTCACTATGTGCCTCTGCTTCAGGTATAGGGTTTGCTTGATTAAACATATTCCCAGCCATATCTTTTCTATGTGCGTCTAAAGTTTGACCAACTTTTACTCTTAAAGCATCTTTAAATGCTTCACCAGCACCAGCGTTATCGCCTGCCGCAAGTTTGTCAATAAAGTTTTTAGTTTCTTCACTCATTATTTTTTCTCCTCAGTTACTTGAGCCATGGGATTTTGAATAATACCATCATCAATTTCTTGTTTGATTTGTTTATCCATTTCTTCCATTTCTCTATCATTTTGTTTTAAAACATTTTTTCTTATATATTGTACAGAATAAAACTTACCAACATAGTCTCTCATTTCGTTTGCTAATGCTAATCTTTCTCTTTGAAGTTCAGCGTTTTTTAGTTCAGCAAAGTGCCCATCTTGTATGAAATCATACATTATACAATCTTTGACTATGTGCCAGTCTTGTTCAGATATGATACCTTTTAACACTAATTGCGTTCTCATAATATCATTAAACAATTCTGTAAATTTTTTTCTCAGTCTTTGTACAAACTTTGTAAATTTAAGTTCGTCTCTAGTAATCTCACTCGCTCTACCCATATTGAAACCTTGTGAGCTTTCTAATCTACTAACAGGAACATTTAAAGAACGATATAGTTTCGCTCTAAAATATTCTACATCATTCATCTCACCTAGGTTTTGTCCACCAGGTAAAGTTGTTATGTCAGTGCCTCTTCCACCTTCTCTACTTGGTAACCAAAAGTCTTCTAGCATTGACATATAATTTCTGTCATCTCTAATTTCACCTGTACCAGCGTCATATACTAATTTATTTCTGTATCTCGCCATAACATCTCTTAAATATTGTTCGGCTTTTACTTTAGGTAAATTACCAACGTCTATTTTAAAGATACGTCTTTCAGGTGCTCTTGCTATTCTATAAATGACCACTGCGTCTTCAATCATTCTTAATTGATTAACAGGTTTAATCGCTTTGTGTAAGTATGATAAAACCATATTTTTATTTTGGTCTATAATACCTGACGCACAAAATGCGATTGTATCTGGCGCTATCTTAATACCTGAAGTACCAGTAGTTCCTGACACACCTCTTTCATTAAATAAAAAATATTCTATATATTCATCTACAACAGCTAAACTGTTTAAAGATGATGGACTAGGAACATCAGGTCTTTTCTTTCTAACTTCTCTAATCTTTTTGATCTTTCTAGGATCAATATATTTTAATTCTGTTATACCTTTTTTAGGGTTATCTCTATCAATAATCTTTTGATAAAATATTCTGCCATCAACATACCATCTTCTAAAAACATCATGGCCTTTTGTGTTGAAGTTCATTAATCTTAAAACTTCTTGGAATTCGTCTTCTATTTTTCTTTGTATGTCTCTGCCGTATGGTAAGTTATTAAATATAACTCTTACAGCATCTTTCAATTCATTCGCAACAATAGCTTCATTGACAATATCTTCTATTGCCATATCACACTCAGGGTGTATTGCTATTTCTCTATATCTACGAATTAAGTCCTGCTCTGTTTTGGCAGTACCTTCCATATCCAAATAAGAACCAAAGTGTCCACCTGCCGATACCGTTTGTGTTCCGTCATCAGCTTGAGCAGTTGTAAAACTTTGTTTTGGATCCGCTTTTTGTTTTAGCCTTGTAATACTAAAACCAAATAATTCAGCCATATTATATTTCCTTTGTTTATAATACTTATACTAGTTCTTAAAAGGGGGATTTTACTCCCCCTCTTAAATAAATGTTAAGTAGTAGTATTTGATTCAAAGTATTGGTAACTAAAAGTTACCTCAAACGTTTCAATCTGATCAGTAGTTTCGTAGTCTAGTGGTATACCACCTACAGCTGTCGGGAATGCTCCTCTCAACGTGTAAGATTTAATAGTATTACCATTTCTGTCTAAATGATCTACAAACGCATCAACTTGATAGTCAACTGGGTTAGTTAAACCTTCGTTGTCAGTCATATTGTTAATACCGTTCTGCCATCTTTCAAACGCATTTTTCAGTCTGAAATTTGTATCATTGTAACAGGTTACAGTCCACGCATCTATTGTTCTATCTCCAGCAATCTTAATATCTCTACCTCTAAATTTAACATCTATGTTTCCAATATTCATAGCTGGTAATGAAGTAGCTTTACATAAGAAAGCCATATCTTCTATTTCTCCGCCAACACTTGCATAACCAGGAAAAGGCATTGTTACCTTAAACTGATTGGCTCTAGCGCCGCCACCTGCAAGTTTAGCTTTGAAGTCATTAATGTTTGCCATTTTTTATTTCTCCTCTACTAACCTGCTACTTCGTCAAACGAAACGCCGGTTCTGGTTGCAACGAAAGATAATGTGATAAAGTTGATACTTCTAGCTGGTTTAATGAATATCTCAGCTATAAATTCATTTCTATCAATTACTTCGCCTGTGTTGTTAGTTTCATCACATACTACTAAAAAGTCTGTGATACCTCGTCTACCTTGTACTTCTCTTAGGAAAGGTTCTACAATGTTTCTAAAGTTCGCTCTTGTAAATTCATCATTGAATTCAAACAATTGGAATTTAGAAGCTGTAGCAATTGCCTTTTCTAATACAATAAACAATCTTCTTACGTTTATTCTATCAAAAGCACTTGGTGTAGTTAGACCTGTCTTATCGCCAAATAAGATTGTACCTTGACCTGGGAACGTAGCAACTGGGTTGATACGTGCTGGGTAAAGTATATCTCTTTGAGCTTTAGTTGGGTTGTATGCCAACTTAACTGCGCCTCTAACAATACCTCTGTTGAAACCAGCTGGTGAAAACCAACTATCAGCAACAGTATCTGTTCTAGCCGCAAGACCTGCTATATCACCATTTAATGGAACAAATCTATATACGTCAGAGTATCTGTCGTATTGGTATTTGTATCCACTATCAAATACAGCATATGAAGACGATCTAATTGTGTCAAAGAAACCTTTAACATTATTCGTCTGTGTATTTGAGTTAGTGATATTAACTACATCTGATCTTTGTGGTGAAGCAAATACAACTGCATCTTTTCTTTCTTCAGCAATTGTAATCAAGTTGTCAATGTGAGTTGCGCTACCTGAAGGACCAGCCATGATTAAACCTACGTCAACTGTTTCACTGTCTTGGAATTTCTCGTAAGCAGTTTTTAGTTGTCCGTCAGTTACTGTTGATCCGTTGTTACCACCAGATAATGATTCTAAACTGTTAGTATCTACAGCAGTGAAAGTTGTTCCACTTGCTGCGTTACCCCAGTTAGTACCAGTTGTTAAGTGATCCATCCAATAGATGTATTGTGATCTATTGTATATTACGTTTGGATAGTAGTTATCGTCTCCTTGTGGAGTTTTTGCATCTGACGCTTTAGAAAGACTAGAAAATGATTCTAATACTCTTCCTGGTTCGCCAGAAATTACGCCGTCTTCGTCAACAACAACAATATGGAGTTCATCGCCTGAACCTGATCTAGCAGATACATACGCTGAAGTTCCAGGAGCTCTGTCAACTGACTCGTAATACTTCCATCTTCTTTTGATTTTACTATTGTCAGCGATTACTCTTTTCAATCCACCAGCACCTCTAGGGTGTTGAACGATTGTTAGAGTTTCGCTTGTAATAGCTGTTATTCTATAAAAATCTCCGTCATCAAAGTCTTCAGTACTTGCTGTTGTAGAAAACTGAATAATATCGCCTACACTAAAATTACTTCCTTCGTCAACTGCGATAGTAGTATTACCTACTGCGTTTGTTGTTGAATCTGAAGCAACTAATGAAGTAGATACTGATTCGTAAGCTGTCGCACTTGGACAAATAGATACTTGTAAACTATTTCCGTGTGTTCCAGCTGTTCTAGCAGCAAATGTACCAACATTACCTTGACCTGTAGAGTAATTGTTTAAGTAGTCATCAGTATTTTTAATCAATGTACTTGATCCGCTTGATGAAGCGTTTGCTAATGACGTTGTTTGGGCTCGTACTACTCTCAAAGCATTACTATATTGTAAGAAGTTAGACGCTGTGAAAAAATACTCAAAGTTAGTTGAAGTAGGTTTTCCGAACGTATCTACTAATTCTTGTTCACTAGAGATTGAAACAATCTCATCAACAGGACCTTTACCAAATTGACCCGCAACTGCACCAATACTAGTTGATACTGCTGGGATTATATTAGTTAAGTCTCTTTCTTGTACGAGAACACCAGGTGATACTTGAAATGCCATTGGTATATTCTCCTCTTTAATTAGCTAATTTATTGTTAATTTCAAAATTCGTAAGTTTTCTTACGTCCATAGTCAAACTTTTTATCATTGTAGATATTTATAATAACCCAAAACCTAAGATTATTGACCCTTTCTGCTTACAGGAAACCATCTGGTACCATACTCATCTATTGTTTCTTCATTTTCAGGATCGCTGTTTATACCATCATCTACAAAACCAAAAGGTGCCATATCTTGTTCCATCAATTTTTGTTGTTCTTCATACATCTGATTTCTAATATTTGAATCTGATAATTCTTTAAAGTATGGTTGATTAGATAACCAGCCAAATATAACTAGACATATAATCAAGTCATCATTACACCCTTCTTCTGCCTGCCATGAGTTACCTCTACGAGAAAAAGTGGACATTTCTTCAATTATGTTAAAGTCATTGATTAATAGTTTATCACCCTCCATAAGCGTCTTAAAATTCGCACAACCAACCTTTTTTATCTGTTTTGTCATTCTTATTCCTAATGAAGTACCTCTACCTGAGAACATCGCTCCAAGTATTTGACCCGCTCTACCCTTTTGAGTAGTCATCAGTATATTAGGATATTCTAACTCGTAATGCATCGCCTCTGATATAGATTGACCTAAATCATTGACTTCAACTAGTACATGTGCTTCATTATACGCCTTACAAGTTTGAGCCACTATGTTTGGAAATACAAATGGTTTGACTTCATTGTTTTTATAAGTCGCCACCACTTCATATAATATTTTACCATCTTTATTTTTAGTTACGTCTAATATTATAAACGCAGAGTAATCTTTACCTGTACCTCTAGCTACGTCAACACATGCAACATACAATTTATCTTTATCAGGTCTCTTAAACATTCTCAAGCCACCTTTTGATTGAATTGGGTCTATGTAAACCGTATTCTTAATTTTTGCTGGAGAGATTAATGTATCTACTGAACCTAAGAACTCACACTCAAACTCTTGTGAAAATTGTTCCTCACTAGTGTTTCTAATTGTCTTTTCTTTCCATGCCTGATCTCTGCCAGGTACTTCTGACCAATGTACTTCAATAGGAATATAATCATTGTTCTTATTAACAGCATCTGTCCATATCTTATAAAACTGATTCATACCATGAGGTGTAGATACTATAATTAATTTTGTTTTTGTACCTGAAGAAATTGTAGGATAAACTGAACTGAAGAATTGCTCAGATATATTTGCTGGTACGAAAGCAAACTCATCAAGGAATATAATATTATATGAACCTCCCCGAATAGCACTTGAAGATGTAGCAGCAGCAACTATGGTTGATTTGTTTTCTAATTCAATATTACCTTTGTTCCAATTGATTACACCTTGTTGCATCCACTTAGGTAAGTTTTCATAAGCAAGTTGTAGTCTTCCTAATATATCTCTTGCAGTAGATGATTTGTTTGCTAGTATCGCTATATTTGAATTAGGATTAAACAAAGCATAATGTAAAAGATAAGAAATAGTTGTAGTTGATTTACCAGACTGTCTAGGTAATTTACAAATTGTAAATCTATTGTTATGTATTGTTTCAACAATTTTCTTTTGAAAGCCATACATCTTAAAAGGTACAAGACCTTCATCAAGTGATACAATACGAACATAGTTTTCCATAAAGTATAATGGGTCTTTCATACACTTTTGATATTCTAAAATTTCTTCTTCAGAATATTCTACTGCTGTATTAACCTTTTTTAGATTTGGATTTCCTAAATATGCATTATCACTCATTGAATAAGTACCATCCTGTTATTATAAATTTTTCTTTTGTTTTACTAATTTGACCTTTATGTGTGTGAGTCCAGTGAGCAGGCCATATGATAGTATTTCCTTTTACTGCTTTTGTTGAATAGTTTTGATATAAAAAATCTGTACCACCATCATTAACATCATTTAGATAAGTCATAAAAACTAAATGTCTTTGTATATCTGGATATGATCCGTTGTTTTCAAAATGCCAATCCCAATATCCCTCATTAGGTTTATAGTATTGTAATTTTATGTTAGCCGATGGCGTAAAATATTTTACTCTGTTACAC